CACACAGTTCAGTGCCAATGTGATTGCTGATGCACCTACCACTTATCTAAGAGTGACCAACTTTGGTGATACCTCAGGTTCAGGATCATTTACTGGTTTGTGGATTCTGGCCACAGCCAATACTGCACCACAGGTGGTTGATTTTAGTTCAGCAGCTGATCCAGTGTGGAATGGCAAGAATAACGGCACCTTGGTTCAACAAGGCGAAACAGTGATCATTGCCATAGACAACGGTGTTGGCAGCAAGCGTGCCACAGAGATACAATTTGTTGCCAATGCTGACCCTACCAGCTCTGGCACGCACGCACTTGTAATTGTGCAACCAGTAATACCAGTATAAGGAACTACAATGAGAACCAAAGCAACCAGTAGTGTTAAACTAAGCAACGCAGGTGACGCAGACCGCAAGGTGTCAACTGTAAATCCCAGGCACAAAGACAATGTGAATGTGGCACAAGGACCTAGAACAGGCAATAGCTCTGCCAGAACAGGCAAGCGAGCAGAGTTTGTTAGCATGAAAGAAGGCCGTGCTCCTATTGCTGACATCATTGTGAATGCCTACAAGTCTCGTGGCGATCAATACAAAATGAAGACCACAGAGAAGAGCGGCAGCATCATGCCTGATGTGAAACCACAGCGTCTGAAAAAATAAGTTATAAAGAGTTTGTGGGTGCTCTACAAAACCACAATTACATTCTATTGAAAAGGAACAGCAATGAACAAAGAAACCAAACCCAACATCTGGGATCAAACAGAGGCGCCAGCAGCAGCTGACAAGCCTGTCATTATCAAAACACCCAAAGAAGCCAAACCAGCCAAGCAAGAGGTTGCAGCACAAGTGGATCCTGATCTCCTACGCTACGACATTGAAGGCCTAATGACTGACTTTCCTACTGCTACAGAACTGCAACGCTTTGTGTATGATCAAACAGGTTATGTGTTAAGCTTGAAAGGCCGTAGCAACAAATTCAAATATCAAGTGGCCATGGATGTGCTCAACGGTGGTAAGCCACCTGCTGAAGTGATTGGCACTGAGAACCCTTATCTGGACAAAGTGGAACTGATCCCTGAAGAACCATTTAAAACAGACTTCCCAAGAGATCCTGAAATTGATCTGGCAGGTCCAGAAGTCACAAGGTTTGGCACCAGTGTGTTCCCGCATCCTGATCCAGAGTGGCGTGCAAGAGATCAAAAGTGTCAAGTAGTGTTTCGCAAATACATGAATGGCACCATAACATACGAAGTGCTGGGTCCTGTGGCCAAACGAGCTGTAGGCACCAAGATCAACAAGTTTGGTCAAAAGCAGCCTGAAAAGTATGTGTGGATTGATCCTAGAACAGGCGAACAAATTATCAGAAACTCCGCTGGCAAATTGACACCCTTAGGCACACGACTGCAGGCATTCATGAAAAAGCAAAAGGTCAACAAAAGCAATCATTGGGACACCTGGATTGACAGAGACTTTGTGGCCAGCGACAATGCCATCATTGACAATCCGTGGGCTGTGTAATGACTGAAAAGCAAACCCTGGCCGCTAGACAAACTGCAGAAATCAAAATCATGCAGAAGGTCAATGCGGCACATAGAGAGAGCTTTGCTATCAAGTTTCCTGGACAGCTGGAACACATCCTTAGACTCACAGCTGAACGCTTGCAGGCAGGTCTAGACAAGCGTGATGGTGTGGATGTCACAAGACCTGAAACCTGGCGTTTGAACACACAAGAGATAGCAGAGTTGGCTGAAGCCATGTATTATATCACGCTCATAAGAGACAACTTAAGGGATCAGACCAATGCAATATCAGATACTACAGGGCGATAATCGCGATACCCTACGCACTCTAGCAGACAATAGCATAGATGCCATAGTGACAGATCCACCTTACGGCATTGACTTCTTGGGCAAGGCGTGGGATGCCAATACAGGTGCATTAGAAACTTATAAGGAATGCTTGCGTGTGCTCAAGCCTGGTGGTCATATCTTGGCCTTCAGTGCTGCTAGAACCTATCACCATCTTGCTGTCACGCTGGAACAGGCTGGCTTTGAGATACGCGATCAGATCATGTGGATCTACAGTTCAGGCTTTCCTAAAAGTCAAGATGTGGGTCGCAGCATACAGCGTAGCCTGGGCGTCAAAGAGACAAAAAAATCTACAGGACCAAAATCTTCAACACCAAGAAAAAATAACTTTTCTAACACACTGGCTGAAGCACAAGGCCTGGATAGAATCATATCTGATGATTACGATGCTGTAGATATTGTAGTGCCCACAGATCCTGAAGCCCTTAAATGGTCTGGTTGGGGCACAGCCTTAAAGCCAGCACACGAACCCATATGCCTGGCCCGCAAGCCCATGAAGTTGAGCACGGCCAAGAACTGTCAAGCACATGGTGTTGGTGCCTTGAACATTAATGCTACTCGTGTGCCCTATGAAAACCAAAAAGACATTGACACTTATCTCAACAACAAGCGTGGGCCTATGGAGCGTAGTAATGAGGAAGACGGCGAAAACATCCGTATGTTTAACGGTGAAACAGGATTTAAAGCAATTAAGCGTGAAGTCACAGTAGAGCAAGATTTGCCAGAACAGGGTCGCTTTCCCAGCAATGTGTTAGGAGAGATTCCTGACTATCAAAAATATTTCTACTGTCCCAAGGTCAGTCGTGCTGAACGACATGTGGGATTTGAGGAACAGTCTGCACCCGTATTAACACATTGGCAAATGGCTGAAGCCATGGGCGGCAGCTGTATAGATCATGAAGGTAATCCTACCAGAAGTGGCAACAAGGCCATGATTCCTGGCGTAGGAGATATCTACACACATGGTTTAACCAAGGTGTATGAAGATTGGTGCAAAAAGAACAATGTTTCTCAACCCAATGTAGGCAACAACCACCCCACAGTCAAGCCCGTGGAACTCATGAAGTATCTGATCAAATTGATCACACCCCCAGGTGGCACGGTGCTTGATCCATTTAATGGGTCTGGCTCAACAGGCTGTGCTGCTGTAGAACTGGGCTACACCTATATTGGTTGCGAACTTGATGACAAGTATGTGGCCATTGCCAAGAAGAGAATTGAAGCTTGGTATAAACAAACACATCCAAATACCTATGCGGAGTTGTTTGAGTCATGCTAGATTCAGCTGTGCTGACCAGGCGTGCCTTGCGCTATGCGTGTGATCAACACGGCCTAGCACCCAACAATCTTGTGCATCTACCCAAAGCCACTGTGGACAGTCTACAGGACCTGGTGTTTGCCATATCAGAAGACATGCGTTATAACCAACTCAAATACTTTAAACCATTTGATTATCAGAAACGATTCTTTGGCACTGGCAATAGTGAGCGTAGAGGTATCATTGCTGCCAACCGTATTGGTAAAACAGTAAGCACCTGTTATGAAACTGCCATGCACTTGACAGGGCGTTATCCTGACTGGTGGAACGGCACACGCACAAACAAGCCAATCACTGCCATGGTAGCAGGCGAAGGGTGGAGTCAGGTGGCCATGGTTCTACAAAATGAACTACTAGGCACACAGGATATCAAGATCATGGACAGCATAGGCACAGGTGCCATACCCAGAGAATGCATTGTGTTTGATACCATGCGTAATGATGGTGCCAACTGTATAGGTGTAGAGATTAGACATGTGAGCGGTGAGAACAGTTATCTAGTGTTTGCCAACTACACACAGGAAGTGCGTCAGATGCAGGGTTTTAAACTTAACCTTGCTGTGTTTGATGAACAACCACCAGACGATTTCTTTTCAGAGATTGTGACACGAACAGCCACAACACAAGGACAAGTGCTATGTTCATTTACACCATTGAAAGGCTTGAACGGCCTAGTAAGCAAGTTTTGGCATCAGGAGGAAGGCTATGAGCATATTAGAGTATCTTGGGATGATGTTCCAGAATACGATCCTTGGGGAGAGCCTTTTCTTCTTAATGAAACTCGTAGGCAGCTTGAGCGCGATTATCTTCCTCACGAGCGTGACGCTAGGCGTAATGGCATTCCCGTTATGGGTAAAGGAGCAGTATTCCAAATCCGTAATTGGCCCACTTACAAGAGCGGCGATTACAATTTTAATAGCAGCCGTGGTCTATCTAGGGTTATTAGCTTGGACTTGGGGCTTGTCAATGACAAAACTGTTATTAGCCTGATCTACTGGGATCCAGAAGAACAACAGGCTTGGCTGCATACACAGATTGTGGTCAAGGGCACAGAAGAAGCCAATCCTGTCAATTACATCAATCATCTCATGCGACCAGAAGTGTTTGGCACACCTATTGTGTTGCCGCCAGACGCAGTCACTCCAGGACGCTACACCATGAACAGCCTCAGCATTAGACAACTGTTTGAACAGTATGAACTCAATGTGCTGCCTGATCCCATAATGAATCCACCAGACGAACAGGGCCGTAGAACCAACCACAAAAGCTTTGGTATCAATGTGATGCGACAGATGTTGGAGTTTGGATCATTTCAGGTCAACGAAAACTGCGTGGAGTTCTTGCGTGAAGCACAAAATTACTATGTTGACAACCTAGGCAGATTCAGTGACCCTGACGACTGTATAGATAGCGCCAGATACGGCCTATTAGCATGCCTGCAAGGCCTAGCAGAACCCTGGGATGGTCGCAGCCCCAGAGCAAGATTTGAAACTGCCAAACAACAGATTAGAACACATGCGGCAATTGCACACAGTCTAGCGGAGAAGCCAGCCTGGAAACGCCCATGGACCGCGGAATGAGCCACCGTATAAATAAACAATACAACAGGAACAAACAACATGCTTGACTTGAAAAATGTAGTGGTAGACAACTTAAACGGTCACACATCCGTGATGCAGCGTTTCATCAAAATGAAAAGCATTCTGGATCAAAAGTGTAGTGCCAATCTAAGACTGTTGGCAACAAAAAACAATATCAATAGAACCGCTGACTATCACTATCTTGTGCTGGCAGTTAACGAATCTACTGCTCCTGTGTCAGGCATTGATTACATTCATCCTGTTGTAAAACCAGTTGTGGATTATGCCACAGCAGTTATTTCTAAAGGCCTCCTGCCCAATGGCGAAATCAACTTTGAATTTGTGCCAGACAACGAAGGTGATGCCACTGCTGCTAGACAGGCCACTAACATGGTGCATAAACTGTTGAACCAAAACAATGATCCACACTTTATCTTACAGCACTGGATCATGGACGCAGCCTTGCACAAGAACGGACAGATGTTGGTATCACCGCATAGAGAACAAATTGTGCGTTATGTGACCACATCAGGCACCAAAGATCAGTTGGCAGCGTTTGAACAACAGGCTAGAGAAAGTGGCCTAACCGTATTGAGACAGAGCCGTAGAAAGACCAGTGTTGACATGACACAGGTTGAACTAGAAAGCGCAGGCATCCGCGAATCAGGCATGACGCAGGGATTTGAAGCTGCCATGGACGAAATGATGAACAGGGCCAGAAGCCTTGCTGACACACCAAACGAAGGTGCTATACCAGAGCTTGACGACGCTGATCCAGCCAGCTTTTTGCAAGTGGGCATGGACACAGGTCTTGACGACATGGCCACACAGGTGCAAGACTCAATTGCCAGAAACACCATATACGAAGCCAAATACAAGCTGACAGGCTACACCTTAAACATCAAGTTCCGTCCTATTGCACAACACTATTGGATGTGCGACCCTACTGTTATTGACATACAAGAACAACCATTCTGTGGTTTCTACAAGCCCATGAGCATACAAGAAGTCACAGAACTATATCCAGACATCAATCTAGAAGAATTTGAAAGATGGGCACAATACAGCAATGTGGGTGCATATCAAGCAGGTTCCCTGTTGAACAACTTGGCCTTACATGCTAGAGACTCAGTGCCTATCAATGGCCTACCCAGCATGGGTTATGCCAGCCAAGAAAGTGCAGCCAGACAGGTCACTGTGTTGACTGTGTGGAACAGATATGACATTGATGGCGACGGTGAATTAGAATTGGTAGAGCTGATCTATAGTGGACAATACATTATCAGTGCAAGAGAAGTAGAATTCATTCCTGTGGCCAACATGTGCCCCAAACCTTTGCCACAAAACTTCTATGGCATGAGCATAGCTGAAAGTGTTATACCCATGCAGGAGTATATGACATCAGGTCATAGAGCACAATTGCAATTGGGTCTATTGACAGCTACACCTAGACTGGGTGTTAAACCTGATCGCTTAGACTGGGAAATGTTGCAGGATGGTGAAAGTGCTATCTTTATTCTAGACAGCAAATTTGAT